TATGCAAATGCATATGAGGACATGTGTAATGAGACATTAGGTTTATTTGCTGATTTAGCAAACCACCAAGGTAAAATAATGGCTGGACTTATGCAAAAAGTAGATGCAGACACAGGAGAACCTGAAGCTGAAGAGGAAATTTCAGCAGCTCAATCAACCCAAAAAGCATTCTTTAATCGTCTAAATAAAATATATACACTCCATTCTGTTGATGGTGTTTATCCTAATGGTGTTAGATATTATAAAGGATAC